GACCAGACTAGGTGAAAATTCAAAAATGATTTTCCTTGGTGATGAAAATCAAATTGATATGAAGAAAAAGAATGAGAGTTCACTTAACTTCATTATTGATAAATTTAAAGATTTTGATGAGGTTGGTACAGTTGTTCTTGGTGAGGATGATGTTGTCAGAAACCCGTTAATCAAAAAAATAGAGCAAATTTTTAGGGAAAGTAAGAATCAATAATTTACTTTTACGCCAATAATCATATTATTGTTAAAAATGATGATAATATGATTATTGGTATAACTATCAACAACATTCTTAGGGATCATATAACCCAATTAAGAAAAGCGTACAGTTTATTAACAGAAAAAGAACCTATCGAACCGATCAATCCATTTGATCTTGAGACCTCATTTCCAACAGTTGAGTCTGAAATTGCATCACAAGAGTTTAAACCAAATAATGACACTGAAATGGTGTTAGATATGGTTGCAAACGAGCAAGACGATAATTTTAATGTATTTGAGTTTATGTATGAAGAAGCCTCATTTGAGGTTTTTGGTCGTTCAGACGAAGCCATTGACGGTTTATTGAATAAATTAAAAAGTCTTGAGAAAAAATTAAAAGTTGAATTTGTACTTTTAAATAAAGAATCGCCCAGATCTAAGTGCGCAACATTATTTTTCCTATCTAAAAACAATTTTGATTTTAAAAAAATTTATTTCCCTAACAAAGAAAAGGAATTTTGGTCATATGTTGATGTTTTAATTACGGACACACCAAAAATATTAAAATCAAAACCAAAAAATAAAACGTCAATTAAAATTCAGAATGATTTTAATGTTGACATTAAATCTGATTTCACTATAATTGGATTAAACGATAATTTGAAGGAATTAAAAAATACAATAAAAACAATAAAAAATAATTCTAAACAATAAAAAATGGAAAAAATAAATGAAACTCTAAAGAATATCGGTGAAGCTATCGATAAAATCAAAAATAAGGAGTGTAAAATCGTATTTTTATCACCCGACACAAAAGGTACTGCTAGGGCTAGTGTTGCTTACATTTATAGACAAGCGATGACCTTAAAAAACAACGGGTATAATGTTAGTATTTTGCATGAAAAAAATGATTACATTAAGCCAGGTGGTTGGTTAGGTGAAGAATTTGACACACTAGAGCACACATCTATCGAAAATAATGACCTTAAAGTAGGGCCTCAAGATTTTATTGTGGTACCAGAAATTTATGGTAATGTCTTTGAACAAATTCAGCAATTACCTATCGACAAAGTTATTTTGGTTCAAGCCTACGATTATTTGTTGGATAGTTTTTCACCTGGTAGCTCTTGGGTTAATTTTGATGTTAATGAATGTATTACAACTTCTAAGGCCGTTGCTGATATGTTAGATGAATTAGCTGATACAAGAATACAATTTGTTAATCCAGCTATTCCAGATATGTTTAAAAAATCGGATATGCCACAAAAACCAATTGTATCCATTCATTGTCGTGATCAAAGAAAGGCCGCAAAAATCATTAAAACTTTTTATTTGAAATATCCACTATATCGATTTATTTCTTTTAAGGATATGCATAGTATGACAGAAAAAGATTTTGCGACAAATTTAAGAGAATCAGCTTTATCTGTTTGGGTTGATGACGATAGCACATTCGGTACATTCCCATTGGAATCAATAAAATCTAACGTACCAGTTATCGGTAAAGTTCCAAATATCATCCCAGAATGGATGACGGATGATAATGGTATTTGGGTTTATGATGAAAATCAAATTCCAGATTTAATTTTTAATTACATGAAGAACTGGATGGAAGATGCTTTACCAGAAAATTTATTAAACGTCTCTGATAGTATTAAAGACAAATATACAATGGAGATTTTTGAAAAATCAACGTTAGAAGTTTACAACACTTTATTAGAAAGAAAAGTTGCTAAACTTATTACAATAAAAGAAAATTTAGAAAAAACAACAGTAGAACAAAATGAAAACTAATATAGACTTAACAGTAGTTATCCCAGTACATTCAGTTGCTGACCCAAATTTTAATGAGCTAATGAATGCTGCGTTAATGAGTATCGAAAATAACGATATCCACCCAGAGAAAGTTATGATCGTTAGATGCGGTTGTGGTGATGTAAAAGAAGTGATCAACAATATGGATACCTCAAAATATACATTTAATCTTGAGGTTGTTGAAAATACAACTGGTAAACAATTCCAAAACCAAATTAACTTTGCCGCATCATTGGTAAACACCAAATACTTTAGCTTTTTAGAGTTTGATGATGAGTTTTCGGTAACTTGGTTAAACAATGTAAAAACATATACAGAGGCTTATCCTGATATGGATATGTTCATACCTATCATTACCGATGTAACAACCGAAAACAAATTCTTAGGGTTAACCAATGAAGCTGCTTGGGCATTTAACTTCTCAGAAAAATTAGGTGAAATTGATCACGAGGTTCTATTAGAATATCCAAATATCAACCCAGATGGTATGGTTATTAAAACAGATGTTTATAAATCAATTGGTGGTTATAAATCATCAATGAGGTTAACATTTAACTATGAGTTTTTATTGCGTTTCACAAACAGTGGTAGAAATATTATGGTAATCCCTAAGATGGGTTACAAGCATATGAATATGCGACCATCATCGTTATTCTGGGAATACAAAAATAGCCAAGACCAAACAATGCAGATAACACCAGATGAGGCTAGATTTTGGATGGAGACTGCTAAAAAAGAATTCTTTTACAACGATGATAGAAATATAATTTATGAGAAGCAAGAACAAGTTTAAACATGCCAAAAAAGAAAACGAACCGCAATTATTATGGCGTGGATCAAGAAGCAGCGGTTGTATCTTTTTTGAATGCTAAAAATGTAGCTGAGAAAGAGAAGATTTATCGAGAGTTTTTACAAGAACCGATCAATAAAATGATCGAAAGTATTATAAGAACGTATAAATTATATAGACAATCATACGAATTTAACGATTTACATGCCGACACTTTGTCATTTTTAATGACAAAATTTGATAAATTTAAACCAGAGAAGGGTAATAAATCGTTCTCGTATTTTGGTACTGTTTGTAAAAACTATCTTTACAATGAAATGATGAAGGAGTATAAAAAAAATACTTCGTTTGTTAATATTGATGATACGGAACAGGATTTTTTAAGAAGAGAAGATTTATTATATAGAATTGATGAACCAGATAGTGATTTAACTAATTTTATAGATCAACTAGCTTTATCAATAAAAGAAGAATTAAGAACCGAGAATTTGACCGACAATGAATTTAAAGTCGGTCATTCTCTGGTTAAGATACTTGAAGAATGGCGTGAGTTATTTAACCAAAACGACCACTCAAAAAATTCAACAAAATTCAATAAAAACCTAATATTACTCTATATTAGGAATATGACTGGGTTAAATACTAAAGAAATAAGGAATAGTATGAAGAGATTTAAATCTCTGTACGCTTTATTTAAAAACAAATATCTGGAAGAATGATATTTATATAAAATGTTATTATTATGAACGTACCTAATCAAAAGAAGAAAAAAATTGACGTTAGTGTTGAAAGCATGAAAGATCTTATGCAAGAAACTTATAATGAGATTGTAGATGAAAGAAATAAAGCTATAACAGCATATAAGAAATTCAGTAAAGATATTAACGAAAATTCAGACATAGCCTTAGTCGGTAAAATAACAAACGACCTGTTAAAAATTATTGACGGTACGATAGAAAAAAAACTAAGGTTAATTAAAATACAGGGTGATATCCTATACAAAAACGGTAAAGCTGGTGGAGATGCTAGCGCCCCTGTTACAATCACTGAAGAAGATAGAAAATGGGCTGAAGAGTTTATAAAAAGACAAGCCGTATCATCTGACGATAACGAAAAAGAATACGAGTAATAATGAGCCAACAAAGTGAAATATTTGCGAGATATCGTTCCCTATTTAATTCAAAATCCGTAAAACCAACTGAAAATGAATATTCAAAAAAGTTGGCAAATATGGACTTTGTTGATTTTTTATTTGAATTGGTTAGAGCAACAAAAGGTCAAAAAGAATTTAAAAATGTTATATTAAAGGGTAGTTTATCTCAAATGAAAAAAAATGATGAGATAAATAAAGCGATAAAAAAAGCTATTGCCGCAAAATTTCAGTGTGATACCAAATTAATCATACCAACAAAATATACAACCAAATCAAGTACTGGTATTAGAATGACCAAAAACGAAATTGACACGTTTGGTTTGTTGGGTGTGGATCCAGATAAAAAACCTGGTAATTACATGTATGAGGGTAATAACCCCGCAAAACATGTTAACTATGTGGTATATAAAGCTCAGGGGGTTACACAAAATAACCCATTAACAGTTAAACATGGTGATCATGTTTTATTTACGATATATTCGCACGACCCAAATACATTTATCTTTAAATTCGGTGAATTCTATGAGAACAAAGCGTATAATCTTTGGTTGGATGATTATTTAAAATTAATCGACCCAATATTTAATACGGTTAATTTTACAACAATATTAACAGATTTAATTACTGGAGCCATATCAATAAAAGCTAATAAAAATAAAATTGAAATATCAAAACAAAGTGGTGTTATTAAAGCATTACAAAAAATATTTGGGTTTTGTTCTGAAGTTGATACTGATAGCGATGTAAATAGTTCCGCAAATGACTTATTAAAAAAACAGTTAAACAATCCAAATAGTAACGGTGATGGTCAAACAGCAACGCAGGGTGGTTTTGGTAACACATTGGGTAATTTAAATAATACGACAAGTGGTAAAGAAGATGAAGATCCATTTAATTTTGATTTTAACGATTTAGATGAAATTGATAGGGATGCACAATTAAGATCTGCTGGTAGAATTAGATTCTCAACTTGCGGTGATTTGGATTTGGATATTAACCCAGATGATATAATATCAGGCTTGGATTTATTATTTGCTAACTCTAATGTTAATGATGTTTACAGTTATGGGGAAAATAACGACAATCAATTACCAAATACTAAAGGTGATACACAGTCAAAATCATATGACAATTC